GAAAGCGTAAGCACATACGAGAGGTACAGAAATATCTAGATATGCTTATGATAGATAATGTAAACCTATCCATACACGCAAGTAGGTTTGGTTGGACATCAGAACTACAGAATCAATTAACCAACTCAGCATTGTTGATCCGTAAATATCAGCGTAGGTTGAGGCTAATTAAGATGTAATGAAGTTTATTCCTCACGAAAACAATTGGGAGCGTGAGTACTTTGATAAGTTAAAGGATGAGCGTAAGAGAAAGATTGCTAATAACAAAAGAAAGCTAGGATGTCAGAAGAAAAAGAAGAAGACCTCGGGCAAATGATCTACCTTGTAGGTTTAAAGTTAGCCTACAAAATAAAGAGGGGTAATGGGTATATCAATAACTACAGAACGATAGAGATCCCTACCAGGATGAAGTCCATTGAAGACATCAATTCTTCACCGGAAATGATAATGAATATTATGGCCTCTTTAAAGTTGACTGGTAAAAAGATTTATGACTTCCACGTTAAAGAAGAGTACCTTAGAAAAGAAGTAAGTAGAAGCTTTGCACATAAAGAAAAAGACTATGGAACAAAATAGTAGAAACCGTATTTTAATAATAGACCTATACGCTGATACAGATGATGTCCTGTTCGCCGATGGTTTTGACGATGCGATCATAGGGTTTGAACAGAACCTTTGGAAGGTGGTATATTCCAGATATAAAGTAGTACGAATACTATTTGAGAACAATGAAGATATGACCGAAAGTGATGCATTAGAATTCGCTGAGTACAATATCTTTGGATCTCACGTTGGTCCTAAAACACCACTCTTTATCGAGGATTTTACAGATTACTAATTAATAAATAAACAACAATGAGACACTTTATCTATAGAGCCGAGGAGTTAAAGGATTCATTATCAGAGCTTCGTGAGAACGGAGTAAGCAAAGGTGCTTGGACCGGGTTCCACAACCTGTTTGACAAGTACTCAATGAAAAAGGGATCAACCACATACATCTATGCTGGTGCCCACCAAGGTAAGTCGCAGTTCGCATTTGAACTGATGATGAACCTATCAGAGTATTCCGGATGGAACTGGGCAGTATATAGTCCAGAGACTGGATCACCAACCGAGGTGTTCGCAGAACTGCTATGGGTATACCTACGCAAGCCATTCCTGGTAAACGACAAGGTAATGGCATCAAACGAAGAGGCCGATAGAGCCGTTAGGTTTATAAACAAACACTTCTATATTATAGATAGCGGACTACAAGACCTCAGCGTTGAGGGGTTCTATACCTGTGTAAGCGAAATAGAAGCGCAAGGTGTGAAGATAGATGGTTGCCTTATAGATCCGTTTACAGAGATTAAGACAGATGTATCCGCTGGTGTTAGAGATGACATCGCTATTGGCCAAGTACTCACAAAGGTGCGTAAGCATAGTGCTGATAATAACTACCATACATTGGTAACGGTACACACAAAGCACCAACAAGCTAAATACAAGAATGGTATCCCTTATGTAGACAAGCCTACGATGAACGACATCGCTGGAGGTATGCAGTGGTCCAGGAAAGGTATGATGATACTGAATGTATGGAGATGTCCCTTTGGATTAGAGGACTCTAACGGGGTACCCTACGAGCCTAATCAAGTGGAGATCACCATAGTAAAGGCCAAGCCAAAGATTGTAGGTAAGTTAGGTAAGGTAACCTTATATTACGACAAACTAAAAAATAGATACTACGAGGTTGACGATCTAGGGAATAAGAGATACGCGTATCCAGATCCAGAGAAGCCAGAACAAATACCTACACCAACTCAAGAAGAATTAGAATTTTAATGGACGCAAGTAAAAGCTGGGCTGAAGCCTATAAGAAATCTTGGTGCGAAATGATTCGTGCCTACATAAAGTTTAACCTCGTTGATGACGTTGAGGTCATTGAATACAATCTTATGACCATTAAAGGAAAAGAGTACAAAGTTGACATAACGGACTACACTGGACATTCTGGGAGGTACATCTTCTTTAACCCTTCCAACGGAAGGATGGTTATTGAAAATGATGGCCGTAGAAAAGTTTATAAATTTGAAGTAGGACTAATTGATTGATTTTGTTATATTTACAATATGGATAGTAAGAATTTAATACTAGAGGTTGCTGGTGAAGTAACCAACCTACTCCTGGAGAAGAACGCTGCTTACGGGGACTCGGCTCTCAACCCCGTAGGCATCTTCTCTAAGGGTGAGTGGAATGTATATATGCATTTAAAGGAAAGTGATTCTACTCCATTTTACATTGGAATATGTAATAACAATCAAAAGCATAAGAGGCCATTTGAAAAAACAAGGAGAAGTGATTTTTGGAAGAGAGTCTATAAAAAACACGGTAGATATGTTTTAATGGTTCAAGAAAACATATCTGAGGATCAAGCTAAAAATATGGAAAAGTGGCTTATCCATATGTATGGAAAGAGACTTGATAGTAAAGGACCACTAGTCAATATAACCGATGGTGGCGAGGGATTTTCCGGCAAACACAGTGCTGCATCTAAAGAAAAAATGTCATCATCTAAAAAAGGTAAAACGGGAGACTTGTGTCCAAACAGCCACGCTGTAGTGGCTGAAGGCGTAAGATACGGAAGTATGTGGGAAGCCGCAAGATCATTAGGTGTTCACGGACAGACTATAAAAAACAGATGTCAAAACGATAGATTTAAAGATTACTACAAATTATGACACCAAAATATTATATAGGCAAATACAAAGAAATAGAAGCTATGGATGTTGTTTTAGACTTCCAAGAAGATAATTACAATGTAGGAGTAGCTATAGCCTATCTCCTTCGTGCTGGTAATAAGCCAAACAACCCAATGATAGATGATCTTGAAAAAGCTATTATTCATCTTCAGCGCGAGGTAGACCATATAAACCGCAAGAATGAATTGGAAAAATAACGAAAAGGAACTTTTTGATTATCTAAAACAAAACTATATCCCGGACCTGGAATGGTCCGATGGTGATTACTCATTCCACGATTGTTATTCTCTACAATACAATTGTGATATAGAGCTCAAGTGTCGTAATAAACATTACGATAATCTAATTATAGAGAAGGCTAAGTACGACAGACTTCTTGAGCGATCTGCCAAGAACGATACCTTACCTGTTTATATATGCCAAACACCTACGGGTGTATTTGGTTTTAATTTAGGTAAGTTAACTGAGCCTCAATGGGAGGTTCGAGGAATGCCTAAGACATCCCACTTTTCTAATCGCCAGTTTGTCGATAAGGAGGTGGGATATTTACATATAGACGATGGGAAAAGATACGATTGAAATAGAATTCACATTACCAAAACCACCTAGTCTTAATAGTTATTTTAACAGTAAGCACTGGGCAATGCAAACTAAATTTAAAAAACAATACAATGAGTACATTAAAGAATGCTTGGATCAACACGATAAGTTTTTTGCTGATACCTATAAGATTGATATTATTCATAATACTCGCTATGATTGCGATAATGCTATTATTGCCGTTAAGTTTATCTCGGACTATCTTAAAGACAACGACTATGTCATTGACGATACAAGGAAGTACTTCAAAGGCCTTAGCATTCGTGTTGCTGAAGATGGCGAGCCTATTGAGAAGAACACAATCCTTGTTAAGTTAAAATTATATGGCTATGGACAACTATCAGAATTGTAAATTTAAGAGAACGGAGATTGATGCAATCCTCAAGGAGATGGCTGCTATTTTTACCAATCTAGGAACAGATTCTACATTGGAGGAAGTACAGCTGGCTTACCGAAAGGAAAATGAGTTGATAGACAAAATTGCCTTGATTGATCCGGAGAAGGCCCAATCAATTAGACCCTATGCAAATCAATGATTTTTACGAGGACATCACCTCATCTGAAGCTGACCTTATAATCGACCTGTATGAAGTTATTAGAAAGTTGGTACAAGCAGACGATGACGTTACACTCGTTCGCTTGGGTTGGGAACTCAACATCAACCCCTCTGAGCTTTCAGACTACCTACACATCATTATTACAATATTAGATAATGTAGAGCGGGAGTTTGAAGTACGATAAGTCTATAATAGAAAAGGAAGCAATACGATCTGTGCAGCAGGGTAGGATAACTGAACCATTAGGTAAGTTTATCCTGGACCGTTCTGTGGAGATTGCCTCATCTGCATTTATAACGGAGGGCAACGGAGAGCTGCACCAAGCACTGATTGATGCTGCCGTAATGCGCACCTGCGAAAAATTCCTGCACTATTACAGACCAAACAAAAGTGCGGCAAATCTTATTATTAGTATTATATACTCAACGATGACTAACAAGATCGTTAGTTTAAACCATAGCGACGTGTACGGACATAACATTAAGGGTTATGTAGTATGCGTAGAGAATGGAGAAAAGTTTACACGTCTACAGAGATATGTAAAGGACAGTAATTTAAGTGAACAATTATGATTGATATTTACAACGATTGGATACTAGTATCCTCAGTAGGTTTGATGTTCTCATTCCTATTTATATTTGAACCTTACGGATGGTTGATGGAACGGGTTTTAAACTTCAAGCCATTTAACTGCGTTCTGTGCT